CAAACCTTGGAAGACTATCCAGGACCTACCTAGCCACCTACCATTTAGTGATTAATACAGATAATATCACACAGATTCCCTGCCTAAGCTCTAGCAGTATTACAAGCAAAACTTAGGTAGTTACATACATAAAGGTTAATTACAAGACCCTTCTTTCTTGCAAGAATGTAGTCACTGGATGGACTAACTCCAATGTAAACTATGAGTTCCACTCTAAGACTGTGGACAATCTATTCTATGGTCTGTACCACAGATTCTTCGCTTCTCATCTGTATGTGGAGTAACAGCAACTAGACAAGTTCCAAAATTTTTGCAAAGGTTACACTTCTGACATAATAAGGAAGCTGGACAAAGTGGATTATAACTACGTACTATCTTATAATCCCGTTAAGGATATAAACACTAGAGAAGGATTCACTCAATCAAAAAAGGATAATTACATGAGATAGTTAATGAGAGAAGTATCTAGAAGTTCTATATCATCAGGCACTTTTTAAACTATGCTTAAGGGAGGTGAAATTTACAATACAGAAGCAATCAACATCAATAATAACATCATCACCAATGTATCAGAACGTCCTCGTACCATCTGCAATCCTAGTAAACAATATTGTGGACTTCTGACCTTAATATAGAAGCTATTTTGGCCAGCACTCAAATAAGTAATGCCCGGATTTATCCAAGGTTTCAATAAGAAGTAATTATAGCAACTCTTCACTTCCAAAGTCAAACCTAACATGTTAAGTCATTCAATAGATGGTAGTGCATTTGAAAGTACCTAACATGTAGTACTAAGATAAATGGCCATCGATCCAGTTACTAAAAAATTGGTAAGTAAAATCTTTGATAAGTTAAAGCAAAATTTGTGGTTCTAGAATAACATCAAAGACATGGAGTAGTTACAGAGATCTTTTTTAGAATAAGCATTGGATCATAGAAGCTTGATGTTCGTACAATTGCCTAATATTAACCTAACCAAATGGCCTCAAGAAATAATAAATGCTTTTAGAAATACCATGCCACAGTACTGGTAAGATTAGTAGCCTTGGGTCAACTTTATGTACTATGATATCTCAGGCATGACATTTAGCGGCCACCCGTTTACCACTTATTTTAACACAAGCGCTTCTCTTGCTTACGGCAGTTTCTACTTGTATGATTCGGGACTACATACATATAATCATTTTATGTGGGCTGCAGGAGACGAT